CTCAGCAATCGTAGCCATGACACGACCAATAAATGATTGAGGATTAGGTCCCATTGTACGGCCTAATCTCTTATCGCCTTGTACATCATTCAATGACTTATCTCTAGGAATACCTAGTCGAATGTCAAATCCACCTATTCGTCTGCCGCCTCTTAAAATTGCCATTTATTTTACCTTGTTAGCTAATCTTTTTCTGTTTTTTAAATGTGCTTCTTCAACTAACTCTTTATTCTGTCCATAATATGGTACTGCATAACCTTTATCACACATTGTTTGATTTACTGACTTACCGTCAATCCACACATCACCAAGTATTCTGCCAAACTTACCTGTTTCGTCACCTTTGTAAGTTTTAATAGTAATCTTTTTACCATTTGATAATGCGTCTTTCAGGAAGTATTTAGACAATAAACCATACTTCTTTTCTTCTTTATCTCTTGTTCTACTTTCTGGAGTGTCAATACCAAATAGTCTTACTCTTTGTTGATATAGAATGTCAAATCCCATATCTAATAATACATCAATTGTATCACCATCTACTATTTTTGTTACTTTCTTTACTCTGTAACTGTAATCTGTAGGGTCACCTAGTTTTTGTTTTGCCATTATAGTACCTTGCCTTTATTAACACCTGATTTGATAACATATTTTTGTGTACCATTGGCGCCGACCTCTACTTCTTTTCGTAGATTTCTTGTTAAATTTAATTCTTGTTTTTTTCTGTACACTTGTTTTGCGTGTTCAGTTATTTGTTTTGTTCTATCTCTGTCCATTATATTTTTCTCCTACTATCAGCAAACACAGAGCCAATACTTCTTTTCTTAAAGTTAGCTACTGGTAAATATACTGCAATTGCCATTTCATCTACATCAATTCTTCTAAATCCTGTCTTACATTGTTTATACAGATATTTTTTTATTGCTGGTCTGATTAGGTTTATACTTGCAACATCACCATATGACGCTTCAAGTTTTGTGCTACTATCAAATTGATTATTATTAGCAAACTTTTGCATACGCTCAAGTAATCTAAATCTCAATGGGTATGGTAAATAATGAAAGTTTAATCCCATAAAACCACCTTTGATAGGTTCTAATGGTAAAACTAATGGAAATGTATCGTAAAAAGGTAATGTTTTTTTGTACTTTGGGTCATAAACAAAGAAGTTCATACGACCAGCACTTGGTTGGCCATTAATACGGCCTTCTCTCATTAACCTTGTTTGTGAAGTTCTATCTGCAATCAAAGACACAGCATTACGATACCATGTAGTGGCACGCTGTTGTCCGCCTTGCAAATCTTTTAATGGGTCAAATATAGTTTTAGCCATACTACTATTTATATAGCTTTCCAATAAAAAACCCACCGATATTGCTATCGGTGGGCAAAGTATCTAAAGCGGAGAGATTTACTCTTCCTCAGCTAATTTACTAAAATAGTCAAGTGTATCGTCTTCGTCACCGACTACGGCTTCCGCCATTTCACTAGCTTTTGGTTGAGCTACTTCAGCACTTTTCACAGGTGCAGCCGATTGAGCAGGCGGGAGGTCTGCCATTTCAACTGTATCTGTGCTTCGTGCTCCTGAAATTACCCTATTCAGTTTCTCTTTGAGTTCGTCATAGGTTTTAAAATTATCAGCAGCAACGAAAGGTTTTAGAGGATATTGTTTCTCCCAAATAGCTTTGATTTCGTCATCATTGCTTTTGATTGGAGATACACCCTCAAACTCGGATTTATCGTAGTTCCAATAACCATCAACTTTTCTCAATTTCAGTTTAAAGTTTGCACCTTTCCAGAAATCAAATGGGTTGATAGGTTGTTCATCTTCAAATGCTGGTTGCATTGCTTCAGTAATCTTATCAAAGATTTTCTTACCGAATTTAAATAACGCAACTCTACCCTCATTCTCAGGATGTTTTGGGTCGCTCACCACTAGAATATTAGCGTAGTAAGATAACTTTCTCTTACGCTTTCTAGCAATCTCTTTATCAGAATCCACACCAGTATTCCACAATCTTGTGTTTTCCTCTGATACAGGATCCTTTTGACCAAGTGTAGTCAAACTGTTTTCAATATACCAACCACCTTTATCTTGGAAGGCATGTGACCATACTCTCTGCCACGGCATATCTTCACCGTTTGAGGCAGGTAAGAAACGAATAACAGCATAGCCGTTACCAGTTTTATCCATCTCAATTTTCCAGAGTCTATCGTCTTGGTATTTGTTTTTGTTTGATTGGTCCTCTGGTTTAAGATTTTGTTCCAGAGCTTTAGTTAATTTGTCAAAGTTACTTGACGAGGTCTTTAATGATTCGAAATCCATATTATTCTCCTAATTGTATTTTCGTATTGTTGTTTTCGTATTGTCTGTTTTAATCGACACTATTATTTATAACACTTTGCAAGTTCACTTTATAAAAATATGCGTCTTCCGTGGGATTTGTTGGAACGCACCCACATTCTTCCAGGAAGAGTCCAATGTCTATGAAAGATTGGTCCCTACTCAAAACTAAACGAGGTGTCTTCAGCCATTCGGCCATAACCCTCCTCGTCCATGCCTTTAGCCCTCTTAAGCTATGTTCAGCCAGAAAGAAATATAAACTTGCAATTTTATATTTGTTACGCATATGAGTTCTATTATACACTATTTTAATCATTTGTCAAGCCTAGGTTGGCCTGCATTTGAGAATAGTCCAAATAGAATACATTTTTTCCTACAAACCTATTCCATAGTTCAATTGGTTGAGATACCATATCAGGACCCCTATCAGCTTTTGGATTTACCTTGTAAAATTTGGTTTTAGGAAATTCTTTCATTAAATTACACCATTGTTGTTCCCAATTTACACCAGGTGTTGGTGAATTTTCTTTTGCCACATAATGTCTTGTACCTGCAAATATATTATTTACTCTATTTGTATTACTTCTCAAATCATGGCCTATCAAATAAACCTCATCTGGTTTTTCATTTGTTAATGCAATCATACCACTTGTTGGACCGGCAGCCCAACCTCTATCCTTTTTAAATTCTGTTTTATCTCTATAAAAATCTGTCAAACTGGTCGCTTTGTCGCCGTCATGCACCCAGCTAACATTACAATCTGAATGGTCTAATTCTTTTTGCATTACTTTATATGCTTCAGGTTTATCTTCATATCGTCTAATAATACCAACTTTACCTGCCATATTCATGCCGTGCATTACAAATTCTGTACGGTCACCTTTTTCATTTTCGTTAAACTTGTCAAAATGTTTTTTTACTTTTGTTCTTTCATCTAAATTAAGACCTGCCCATTTCATCATTTCATAATGGCCTTCTGGTACTCTGGTCCAATCTCTAAAGTAACATGGTATTTCATCTGCAACACCAGCATTATAGATTTCGTGCATTATGCCATGGTCAACTGCAACTAAAACATCTGGTCTAAATCCATCTCTGTAAATGGCATTACAACCATATATTTTACCATGAGGTCGCAATTTTTCTAAATTAAAGTCTTTACGACTACCGCCATTACCAATTAAAAATACTCTTTTAGCCATTAAACCAACTATTCATTATTCCTACACCATAGATTGCTACACTTACTGCATTTAAAACAATTAATGCTCTGTCATGCCATAATATACCAACAACTAACCATGCTATCATACCGACTAATGCAACATATAAGTTCATAGGAAATATATTTGCTGAAGTCATCATCATTGCAACTATTAAGAACATACTACCTGTCCATTTAATATACCACGACAGGTCACCTTTTGGTGTAATCTTTTTGTAAACTCTACTAGAATTTAATTTTTTAATTTTATCGTCAAGTTTTTCTCTAATAGGTTCTATTGTCATAATCCACTTCTAATTTATAAATCTCATTGCTACTAACCAACCAAATACATTTACAATTGTAAAATATCCAACTAACATTGTTGGCCATGCTAGTTTTCTTCGCCAATGTGCATACACAGCTGTTAAACTTCCAATGAAGTAACCAGGATATATGTATCTCATATCTGGATTATCTGCTGTGATGGCCATAGTCATACTTGCAACAAGTATAAAAACGAAACTGGCCATTTCGTAATAAAATGCCACCTTATCCGATTGATAAGATGATAACCAAAAATCTTTTATTGCGTTCATACAAATATCTCCTTCATTATTAGTTTACACTCTGTTTCATTATATTTAACAAAACCTTTTAACTTGGCCATCTTAAATGCGATTTTAGGCCATACAATTTTTTCAGTAATATCTTTAGACCAATTTTTACTATACGATAAAACTGAATCAAGAATGATGGCGGACTGGATGTTAATTTTCCTTTGAAGAAGTAATCGTAACATTGTAGGATGTTGTCCATTATGTACGAGTAAAACATCATTAAACCTAGCCATATCACCCCCAATGCTATCATAGAGAAGGCTACAATCGCTTCGAAAGTGATAACTAACCGATTCTTTATACTTTCGATACTCCAAATAGTTCCCTTTGCCATCATTTTCTAATAAACTCTTTACCCATTTCTTATCATCTTTTGCGAAATTAGCCACAAAGAAATCAAGTATTTCATCTTCTTTATACTGTTTACTAAGCTTGTGAAAAAAATACCTATCATTCCTGCTTGTAAATGTATCCAGTTTCGCATTGATTTTGCCTTCATACTTATGATAATCATATGAAGCCGAAGTAAAATGTAACTTGACGGCCAAGTAAGTTTTATATACTGAAAATCCATCATACATTTCTATTCTTTCTAAAGTATCTACGCCATAATGCTGACCTTGTCATAGACACTATAGTAAATATTAAAGCAATACCCATACTATCAAATATGGTAGGGTGTAAATCAAATAATGGAAATATTAATAACTGTATAAGAACAGCTAATATAAAACCACTACCTACATCTATTACACTTTCAAATATATCTCTATTCATTTATTTTGTATTCAAAGTTTTGTGTTTCATTATTAATATGTATTTGTTTGGCACCATTTCTAATATGAAAATGTGTAGCCATTGTAGTCAATGGTGATAAAGTTACCAATCTACTAAAATTTTGTGTATCTGCCCACTCGCCAAGTTTTTTAATAATTTCTTTACCTGCACCTCGTTTCCTAGACCATACAGTATAAGCAACAACAATTTCGCCTCGCTGACCATCTTGGTTGGCAGCCTGTGACATATAATCCATTTCTCTTACTGTATAAGGAACCTCTGGACATAATGCAACACAGACAATCGCCTCAATCTCGTTATTATACTTTAGACCAAATATTTTACGGCCGTGCATAATACGGAAACCAAGGGTCAGCTCAGGTCTTACAGGATCCTCTGATACATCAATGTCATCTAATTCGACAAGTTCAGTACCTTTGACCCACTTAAAAAAATCTTCAATATTATCTTTAAACTTTTTCATCTAATAAACACTTTGCACTTATTGGAAAATGGTCAAGTAAATGTCT